TTTTTCTTTTTTTCTGTTTTTCTTTTTTTCTGTTTTTCTTTTTTTCTGTTTTTCTTTTTTTCTGTTTTTTTTTTTTGACGCCGCGCAAAATCTAGGCGAAGATGTTTTCTGGAGGAAAAAAAACAATGCGACGAAAAAAGAAAAAAATTATTTTGTGGTGCGGAAACGCGAAAAGCGTAAAAGAAAATTTATCTGCGCTGGAGAAAGAGAAAGGCGGTGATTTTTTTGTTTCTGATTTAGATCCTAGCGAAGCCCTCAATTCTTCCATCACGCGAAAGGTCGTGTTCAAATCTCCGAACGACAGACGGAAAGCGCCCCACATTTCCCTCAACCGTTTTTAATATATCTGTGTTTGGATCGTAAGCCTCGACAAAACCAAGATGTCCCATCCAGTCACCTCGCTTGCCCCTGTCCCAGCAAACCAAATCCCCTGGCTTGAGATTGCTTTTTGAAACAATCTCCTCCCCTGAAGCTATCACGTTTTTAAAAAGCTCTTTTGCTCCAAGCGATCTAGCAAAAGGCACCTCAACCTCAAGCTCCTCTGCTGCGCGCTCGACGCACCAGCACACAAAAGCGGCACACCATGACACCCCCTTTGGCTCGCTCTCCAAAAACAAAGCATCAACAAAGAGCCCCCTGTTGTTGCGCCCCTCTTCGCCCCTCCCAATAGACGCCACGGCGACACTTAGCGCGTTTTTTCCGATGTCTGAACCTTCCACCTCTCGCCGTATGGAATCGAGCGTAAACGGCCCGCATAGCCCATCTACGTGGAGCCCGTGCGCCTCTTGCCAAAACTCCACCAGCACAACAAAATCCTCTTGTGTAATGTCGCTTCTCTGCCATGCCGCCGCATTATACTTAATTTTTTTTGTGTCCATCACTGCACCCCTAACGGCTGTTTTTGAAAAGCAAGCTGCTGGAGCTTTGTCCAGCCGTCAAACGAGTGCTCCGCTTGCTCAAGCGCGGATATAAACCTTTTTTGACGCTGCTCCTTACCTCCACTGAGCGAAAAGCAAATGTGCCCAATAGCTTCCAAAAGATGATCAAAAACATCTTCCATGCCATCCTTCACAAACTCCGCTGTGGTGGTGTCCTGCGCCGTAGAGCTGGACTCTACGCTGTGGATCATCATTTTAAAGCCCTCGCGCTCCATGCTGCGCGAAGCCGTAGCCAAATAAATTGCGGCGTTGATTGCACCGTCCGACGTTCCGTCCTTTAGCTCATCCAGCGCCCCGCGAAAACACTCTGATACACTTGGCAACACGTTGGCCCCCTTTTCCGCGATAATCACTTTGTCAAAAACAAACCAATCGTCCATTTTCAGCATACCTGGGCACCGCGTTTTTCTCCCACCGCCTCATTGCGTGGTGCTCGGTGCTCACTTTCACATCGGGTAAAAATTCCCTCATCCCTTCTACCATTAGCTGGCTGAGCCGCAACCCAACCTCGTGAACTCGCCCCACTTCGCAGCTTAGAAGAATTTCATCGTGAATAAAAGCGACCACCCGCGAGCCGAATAAAACATCGCTTGGCTCGAAACATTGACGCACAACGAGAAACAAAGCGCGGCGTGCCCCATCGGCGGCCAAGCCTTGAAAATAAGTGTTGCAACCGTCGCAAAAACCAACATCCCCGCGCACCCTTTCGCTTCTAAGTTGCGTGACTGCCATTTTTCTGTCTGCGTTAAGCGAATCACCGATATCTGAAAAATACCGCGCCATCTCGGGGTATGCTTGGAGCCATTTCTCTTTAAGCTCCTTTGCTCTATGTGGGGTCACATCTAGCCCGTAGGTTGTGCGGGCAAACTCGGAAAACCTCTCTGCGCCTAGCCCTCCCCCTAAGCCGAAATTCATGGCCTTGGAAAGCTGCCTAGCCTCCTTCACCGCTTTATCCCCATCGGCGTGCCTTTTCACAGCCTCATCATAGGATATCTCTAAAATCTCGCTGGCGGTTTGTAGGTGGAGATCTCTACCAGCGTTGATCGCGTCTGCCATATTACTTTGCCCTAGCTTATCCAAAAGCACCTGGGACAGTGAGCACAGCTCTAAAAAGCTGTAGTCGCAAGCAATAAATGCGTGTCCCTTTATCGGCACAAGGCATTCGCGCACACCATTGCCCCTTGGTAAATTTTGGATGTTCGGTCCTCGTGCGCTTGTGCGCCCACTGGACACCAAAAAATATCGCGGATTCATCGGAACCTTTGTCGCTTTTTGCAGCAGCGGAACATAGGTGCTTAACATTTTCTGATCGTTTGAAATGTCGGCAAGCCGCTGAAGCGTGTCGTTGCCGCTCTCTCTCAGCGTGACCACATCTGTTTTTATAGCACCCTTCATTGTTGTGGGTGGCTCATTGTTGTACGCGCTTTCAACCTTTCTCCTGATCGCCGCCATATCCTTTGTGGGCTTGCCTTTGCGGTCTAGCTTGTAAACACCTTCACTCAAAAAAACGTCTATCGCGCTGTTCACTTTTTCCGATAAGCGATCATCCATTTCCTGCACGGCTTTTGGATCTGCGCGCACACCCCAAGAGCTGACAATGTGCAAGCTCCAATCGCTTTGCGTTTGTCTGGTGGCATCTGGTGAAATGACTTCAGCGTTTTGCATTTTGGAAAAAACACGCCACACATATTTTGCATCAAGGAGCGCATACTCTTTCGCGGCTTCTGGCCACTGCGCAAAGGGCACGTCCACCAGTGTGCCGAAGCGCAAGCGATAGCTGTCCTCTCCTTGTTTGTTTTCCACTTCCTCGCCCAGCCACCGCATCACGCAAGCATCGAGCCCGAAGCGTGGCGGCTTGCCGCTGTGCGGATCTAACTTAGACCAGCCGTTGGCGATGAATCGTAGGCGCTCAATAATCATGGTGTCGTGAATGCGCCCCTCTTCGTACGCTCGCCAAACGTCTGCAAGCATGTGCGGATGGTTCTGAACAATGCAGCCGTGGTCAAAACTCGCGTTGTGCCACACGCTGTGACCACCGCCGCGCAAATGCTCTTTGTAAAACTCTATAAACTTTTTGGGTGTCCACAAATTGTTGTCTTCACCGTCAAACGATGTATAGCAAACGTCACGGGGGTTGATATTACCTTGTGTGATGAGAAAAGTCTCAGAGTCGGCGGCGATTAGGTTTTTAGTGCGCACGGGTGCCCTCATAGCGTTGATTACCCCTACCCTCCGGGGGAGGATAGGGGCTTAAATTTTGGGTCGAAAATTAGAAAGGAAGATCTGTTGCGCTGGTGGTATCGCCATCATCCACATACGCAACATCTGCGGCTGGAACGCTTTGCTTCTCGCCCACCCACTCTTTTTGCGAGTTGGAAAAGTAAACACGCGAATACTCTCTCCCACTGCCAACCGCCACGGCTTTTTTTGCAACGGCGTCAAAGGTTAGTCCCTTTGCTGGCTGGTTTTCCAGGGTGAGCGCATAAACGCGCTCTGGTGTGATGTCGTCGCTGCTTGCTTTGGGATTGAGCGCCAACCCAAAACCTTTCAGGTTGCCGAAAGTGATGTTTTCGTTCTGGCTCATGTCTTGCGTCCAGCTTACCCGATCTCCTTTTTCGATCTCTGGGTGTGTGGTTTCGAGGCAAGTTGTTTCAACGACGAAATAAACGACGCCTGGGCGCGCTTTGCTTCGCACAAGCTCGATCTTGTCCACCTCCAAACGGAACTTTGCCGATCCGTTCGGCCCGTGGCCAATCTTCACCGTACTTCGTGGCGCACTGACATTCTTCATACCCGCAAAAAGTTCCACTCCAAATTCACTCATTTTCTTACTCCTTTTTTCTTGGTTTCTTGTTTCCGTTGCCGCCTATCGGCCCCGAAAATATACGCTCAAATGCGTTTTTTTACAACCTCAGCGTTTATAAAATCTGCAAAAAGTAGCTTTTGTTTGTTGCCGCTGGATTGCTCGATATATTGCGCATCACCGAACGCTTTTGACAACGCCTCCCTAAGAGCTGTTGTGTGTAGCAAGATGTCGCAAAATACGGTGTCGCTTTGTTGCCCCACACGATGACAACGCCCTAAAAGCTGCTCGAATGCTTGCCCACCGCTGGGCGGTTCTAAGATTATTTGCTTGTGCCATGCCTGGAGATTGCGCCCAGTTCCGAAAGCTCGAATCGACATTGCACAGGTTATCGCTTTTTTCGGCGGTTCATCTCCAGCTCCGAACGTCGGCAAAAACTCGCTTAGTTTTTCGCCAACCGCTTGTGTTTCAAACCACACGATAGCGGGATGTTGTTTTGCGATCCAAGTTTTCACAAAGTCAAAAATAAAATCGGAAACCCAAACGGGCTTTGTGGGTGGCTGCGGCTTGTCTTTCTCTGGCAACCATTCGAGCCATGCGCGGTGAATGGCTCTGTGCCCGCGTCCCGATCTAACTTCCGCGTCAATCTGGCGCGACACCAGAAGCGGTGAATCGTATCCTGGGCCGCTGCGGTGCTTCAGCTCCGATCTAACTTGCCTGTTCCACTCTTGGCGTGCTGCAAGCCACTCCTCATCCACCACCCCCTGGGGCCAGTCCCAAACGTAATAGAAACCAAGGGACACGTACCTTTTCGTGCGCCAGATATCCAAATCAGATCCAAGCTCGTCGCCGTCTGGCGTGATACCAGCGCCCACGCGCTCCATGGCGTGTTCAACGGATGGTGGGAGTTCTACATCTTTGATCGTTTTAAGAAGCAAACTGCATCCAAGCGATCCGGCCTTCGAAGCCACCACCCCTTGACACATGCGCATCCTCTTTTGGAGTGCTTCACGGCATTTCTGCACTTTTTCCGTCCAGCGCATATTCTCGCCCTCTTGCCATGAGCCGGCCTCTCCAGCCCATTCCACAAGCGGCCACATTGCCTTGAAGTGGGCATCCCAAGGCTGGCCCCCAACATCCACACACTCACTCCAGGCGGCTAGGTGGTGCACGTCCCGTGGCACTGGGCTCTTCTCGCGCAAGGCGCAAGCGGCGAGGTGCGCATAGTCGTTGATTGATTTTGAAGTCATGGTGCCGCTCAATGCAACAAACATCACATCTTGATTCTCTTGGATAAAGCGCATCATGCGCTTGGTTCGTGCGCTTGTGAAACTCTTTAGCTTGTGCGCTTCATCGCAAACAATGATGATGTCTTTTGCATCGTAGCTTTCTTTTTCGCCTTCCTCCGAAGCCCAAAAACCATCGTTTCTTTTTGCAACAAGATTCGACAAAAACCGCTCCCCGTCTGGTCGGGAGAGTTTCGCGTAGCTCATTATTTTAGTTTTTCCGGTGATGTGGAAATGTTTTTTCAGATCGTCAAATTGCTCTTGGAGCTGCGGCACGGTTGAAGCTGGTGCCAGCACCAAAGCAAACTTTGCGCTGGCGACGGTTCCCGCAAGGCACGCAATGAAAGACTTGCCGTGCCCCACTCCTATGGGGAAGAAACCGCCCCTGCACTCCCTTATGGCGTGCAGAGCGGCTTCCTGTATGGGCCTAAGCTCCACGTTTCCCGAATCCGTTTTTAGCTCGTCGGTGAGCTGCCCGAAACGCAAAGCATGATAGTCCTCGCGTTTCAGTTTTATGATGCGATCTGTTTCCACCTTACTCTTCATCCTCTTCCTCTTCCTCTTCTTCGTCCTCTCGGCAATAGCAACCGCCCTCGCTCATGTGGTAGCGTTCGCCGCATACTTCACATCGCGTGTAATACGCGCCCCAGTCGTCTGGAACATTCAATTCACACCTCCAGGCAAAAGCTGCTCGATAAAGCTATGAACCTTTGCGTGACGCTGAATCGCATCCTGCGGGGCTCCCAGCTTCATGGCGTCTGTGAGCGCCATATAAAGACGGTGAACGGTCATGGGCAGAAACTCCTCGTGTGATGGGTTTTCCCATTCCCGCGCAGCGCGGTTGGCTGCGTAGGTTCCGATCACCTTATCTCGCCAAAGAGCGCGGCCCAAAAGGTCATATCCAGCGTCCATCGAAAGGGGGATCTCCTTCATCTCTGCCATCTGCCTTGTCAACTTTCTGAAACTTTCTTCCGCGCCCGAAAGAGCGCATCGGATTGCGTGATCGATATCGCCCCACAGTTGCGAATGCTCGCCCGTATGCCTCCGCGCATACGTGGCAGAGTCGCCGCTGAATGCAAGATTGTCGCACACAAAAACCTTGCCCCCAGCGCAAAAGCCAGCGCTTATTCCTTTGTCGTATGAGTTTCGTAAGCCAATGGATAGACCGTGCTCGTCGTCGCCTTGATCGTAGGTTAAGACGCCGAAAAATCGTTGACCGTTTTTGTTGCATCCGTAACTCTCGCTTACCAGCTCTGCCTTGAGGATCTCCGCAGACATTTCCTTGACCCGATTGACCAGCTCAAGGTGGCTTACTGGCGTATAGGTTCTCGTCTTCTCCGGTGGAGGATAAGACGCGATCTCCGCTAGTGATTTTTGTTTTGCACCTTTGTGTAAAATGAGTGTCATGTTATTTTGCTCCTTGGATAATGCGCCCGTTTGCGCGGTACATGGGTTCCAGCACATCCAAAAGAAAGCGCCCCATTACGCTGTCTTTAGAAACGAATAATTTTGTGGGAAGGGGAAGCCTTCCGTGTTCAATCTCAGCTTTCAGCGCCGAAGCCACCATTTTCAAACCCTCGTTGTACGCTGGCAACGTGTAATGGACACCCTCTTTTTTGAAAAAGAGATCTGCCAACGGCTGTATCACTTGATCCTGAAAGATTACCGTTTCGTTATGCGGTAGGCAGTCGATGAATAAAGTGGGTGTCATGTAGTCTCTGTGGAACCCTGCCTCTGCCACTGGCTCTGCCACGGGCTCTAGTGTGGGCTCTTCCACTGGCTCTTGCGGTAGCTCAACCCCAGCATCGATCATCAAACAAACATCATCAAGGACCATCTTTCTTGTGCTCTTTGCTTCGCCGTCCCAGCCCACGGCTGCATCTTTTTTTCTAGGATACATATATTTCCACGTTGCCACAAGCTCATCTTTCTTGAGCTTTCGCACTGTAGCCTTCGCAATCTTAGCTACCTTCTCGATAGGCTCTGGCTCAGGCTCTGCGGGGCTCTCAGGCGCATCGGGTGGATTGAGCCCAGCGCAAGAAAGCTCCTCCTCTTTGACTTCTTGTTCTTTGGTTTCCTCTTTGACTTCTTGTTCTTTGCTTTGCATCGCCCAAAACTGATCCATGAACTTTTCTCCTTCTTTTCTTGCTACGTTTTCAAATTTCCCCGCACGCGCACAATGCGTGCGGAAGTCACATCCACCGTAATCACCGCACGCTGCGGTGTTGACGGGGATCTCCATCATTTCCATCTCTGTTGTTCTTTTCATGTTTGCAAGCACAGGTAAAACGTGCTTGTCAAAGCCCGTGCGCACTTCATCGGGGCTCTGCCAGCACTCTACCGGCTTGATTCGCCGCGCCCCCTTGGTTTGATAATAGATGTGGCGAAATGCAACATCTCCATCGCCACCCCAACGCTCCACCGCGTCGAACAAATACACGCGGCTTTGAAAATCGAAAATCAGATCTTCTGAGGTGAGCGCGTACCTTCCTATGTCGCTGCTGGTTTTATGGTCGATGACCATTCTCCAATAGGGGATGTCGAGATCGATTTTGCCAACAATCGGCACGATGTCGGTTTCGATTCTCACCGCCCGCTCAATGTTTTCGAGCTTCAGCGGGAGATCGGGAAGGAGCCCGCTTCCAACGATCCCTTTTGTGATCTCGTTGAGATCGTCGGGGTCATTGTGTATAGCGTAACGCTCCAAGCCTTCGTGGCACTCCGTGCCTAGCGCGAGGGCTGGCCGCTCTCGCATCTTGAGCCCGTACATATACATCCAAGCCCACATCATTTCGCACCTTGAAAATGTTTTGAGCTGGCTTGCGCTTGCGTGCTTCCAATCCTTCCTTTCGTATAGCTTTTCAATCATGGGTGTCCTCCAGTTTCAGCAAGCCGTTAATCAAGCAAGATCTGAGAATTTCAGCGCGTGTGGTTTTGCTCCGATCTGCGATTTTCTGGGCTCTATCGATCAACCACACGGGCAGGCTCACAGAGACGTGCTTTTGTTGATCGGTGATCAACAAATCTTGAAAAGGGGCAGCTTTCCGCAACACAGAATTTGCGTTTTTTTCCTTGTCTCTCAGCCCCTGCAAAATCGCTATGCGCATCACCACAGATCGCGTCATCTGTCGCAGAATCACTAGGTCTTCGTCGAGCGCCATTTTTACTGCCAGCGCATCTGCTCTCTTGATTGTTGCCTTATTTATTCGGAATCCCGTTGTCATCATCATGCCTCGCCCTCCTCTCGATAAAATTCCGCGAGTTTTATCACTCCCGTTTCTATCGCGTCCCGCGTCGACGCGGTACGGTTTTCGTTTAGATCTGGCCTAGCTTTGGCCAGATCGGACAGATGCTCAGTGAGCGAGTTTGGGATCCTCACGCTGACTTTTTCCGTCGCCAAAAATGGCGGCGGCTGGTGTCCATTGCAAAGGTGCTGGATCCCCAGCCAAAAGGCCCAGCGAAGCACCCCCGCCAAAGTGGGCTTGCCGCTCTGAGCGATGTACTCCGGCTGTGTTGCAAGGTGCAACACAAGCGCCTCGGCTGCGCTCTTCGCCTCGGCGCTGATCTTCAGCGTCTTGGCGATGGTTTTTTTTGGGTTCTTGATCGGGAACCCACAGCCGATACACAGCCATGTGTCCCATCCACTGTCCGCGAGGGTTTCCTCGCGCTTGCAGACTCTACAAATTGCGATCATGACGGCACCTCTTTTCTTGTTTAAACCTCTTATATTCGTTCCATTAAAAATCTGGCGTCTTCTTTGCTCAGACCTGCTCTCAATAAATACTCGTAGTCTGTGTTATTGTGTCTTCTGTGTGCCCCTATTGCGAGACACAAAGAATGATAAAATTCCATCTCACCCTTGCTCTTCTGCCAAAAGTGCATCACTCCTTTATTTTCTAAACTATAGCGCAAGGCTCTATAGGCTTCTCGCAACCAATTTCTATTCGCTTCATCTACATTATAGAGGCATTCGATCAAGAGAATGGTATATCGATCCATAGGAAGACCGATCTGCTTTGCTTTCCTTCGTAAACGCTCCCTTCTCTTCTCAGCCTCAACTGCTTTTTTCTCAGCATCGCAGATAGCTTTAGCTCTCTCCTCTTTGTATGCCTTAGTTTTTCGCTTTGCAGCATTTTTCTTCTTAGCCTTCTCGCTTTCTCTTTTGCTTTTCGCAATCAATCTAGCAAGCAAAGGCAACTGATCTGTATGTATGATGGTTGTGAGCTCGGGCTTCCAGCCTCCTCTGGTTTTATTGAAACCGTCCATACGCTCATACGTGTAAATTCGCCCACTGTTCAGAGCATAACGCACATGCTTGCTTCTCTTGTTTTCTTCAAAGTTGATCCATCCCTTTGGGATGTTTTTTGACTCCACATTGCCATAGGAATTTTTTAAAAGTTTATATTTCTTAGGTGTCATTTTTCTTCTCCTTGCTTTCTCGTTTTCGTGGTTTCGTGTGCCGCACTTTGCCCCGTGCGGCTTGGGGGTTGGAAAGTTATTTAGTTGCAGACAACAAAGCTGATGTCTGCCTCCACCTTCAAATATTTGATTACTTTAACGTCCATTAAATTCCTCCCTTATTTATTCCGTGATTACCGTCAACCTCGCAATAATGTTCGAGGCAGAAGTCGTGGATCGTTTTTTCAGTGTCCTGATCGAGATGCCAAGTATTCACGACGTCCCCTTTGTAAGACACATCGTACTGCTCCCACAGGGCTTGTACGAAGCGTTTGTATTCTCCCTTTCGATCACCGTCATTTTTAATCCGCAATAAGTCGTACAATTTGTAAAATTCTTTAAAATCTTTTCTGCTCATGTTAACCCTCCCTTCCCACTGGTTTGTGAGCAATTCCATCGCCGCACTTTACCCCGTGCGGCGTGGGGGTTGAATTGTTATGCCAGCTCCCACTGGTTTGTGAGCAATTCCATCTCTGCGTCGTCAAGTTCGTGCCCACTGGCAATGATGTCGCCAGCGGAAAACGCCTCTGCGAGGAGCGAGATGAGAAGGCTGGGCTGGTCGCCCAAATCTACGCCGCCGCACTCCATGCGACACTCTTCCACCTTCGAATTGTCGATGACGCGCAAGGCGTCGGCCAGCTCTTCGGCTTCGGTGAGATCACTAAAGTAGTTTGTCCACCATGCAAACGTGTCCTCATCGCACACGAACGTGTCCTCATCGCTGTCATATCTAAAGTGGGGATTGTTCCACACCTCGATCATGTGAGGAGACAAGTCATAACCGTCTACAATGTAGTCCAGCCTACCGTCGATAGTACCTTTATCTGATTTCTTGATTGTTACTTCCATTTCTTTCTTCTCCTTGTTTTCTTGGTTAGGGGTGCTTAGAGCTGGGTTACTGAAGTGCGCGCAATAGGTTTTTGGCTTCCGCAACTACCGCGAGAGTTGCCTCTTCTAGCGTTGGAAAACGCTTCGGATATTGGGGATCGCTGTTTAAATTAAAATTTTGGTAGTGTCCAACCAAGCGTGGTGAGTAGCCTATGACGGTTGCTTTCCACCCACCAATGGTTTTTCCGATATGTGTTCGCACATTTATTGCCCCCACACTTTGCGCTGCCATTAGCGCGGCACAATGGTCTAGTTGTTTTTTTATTTCGGGGAACCGCTTGCATAATCTCGCCCATGCTGCCCAATCTTTCTTATCCATATCGACATTTTTTATAAGCATTTTCTTTCTCCTTGGTTTCTCGGTTTCTTGGGCCTCTGCCCCCGTTGACGCTCCCGCGCTGACAAAACGACACTACATTTGTAGCGTTGTTGTGTCAACTCTTTTCTACGCGGAAAACCGCTTTTTGCGCATAAGATGGTGTTTTTACACAAAAACTTTTTTTAGAAATTTTTTGGGGGCCTTCTGAGCTGCTTGATTTTGGTCGTTTTTACGTGCTTTTTTGAAAAAACCTGGGAGTTGTAAGGGGTTGGAAACGCTTGGGAAAACGGTTTTTTCAGGCGGGAATTAAGGGTTTTTACTGAGATCGCCTCTCTTTTGCTATGGCTTCCGCGTTTTTGTTCTCTGCGAGGGGGTTCTCGCGCTCCCACCATTTTTCGACACACGCTTGCAGATCTGCTGCGTGCGTCGAGCAGAATTTTAATTGGGTGTCGCCAAAATCTCGAAAGTGGGCACCCGTGCCGTCGATGTCGCCAGGGCGCAGCGTCAAAAAGGCCATCGCCACCTTTACGATCTCTTTGTTGCTTTTTGCCTCATGCGGCACGCAAAAGTCAATGCCCCCAAAAATGGGTGTCGGTTTGTCTTGTGTAACGTCGTCCAGCCGATAGCCCAGCACAGACTGAGCGCCACGCTGTTCTTGGAGATCGTATAGCTGCAAGCGGAAGCTATACCCTTTTTTGGTTGTCCATATATTTTCGTGCAGCAAATTACTCATTTTCAGACACCTTATTTTTCTCCATGCGCCAGAGCATCTCAACGGTGAGCGGATCGGAAATTTTCGTTAGCGTGAAACTTTCTGCGCGATCATCAAACGCAGCCACCATTTTCTTCGATCTGATAGAGCCCGTCAACTCCACCTCCTCGTCTTCCTCAAGCCACGCTTTGCGCACTTCTCCCGCCCGTATGCGCGCCGCACGCTCTCCCGCAAATACCTCTTGTGACTCTTCGCGCCGCCCGTCACTGTGCTGCACAACGCGCACAAAAAGATGCGCTACGCCAGATTTATTGTTCCCCCTAAAAACATTTTCTAAAAAATCTCTCAAAAGCTCCCCCTTTTCAACGCTTTAAAATGTAGCACTTTTTCTTGTGTCAAGCAGCACTTGACACAAAGTTTTTTTGCCATAAAGATTGCTCGGTTATTTTTGGAGAAAAAGCAATGCATTTGGAAAATTATTTAAAGCGGGAAAATTTAAGCAAGGCACGCTTTGCGCTCAAGCTAGGGGTAACGCGGGAGGCCGTTAGCGCGTGGTGCCGAGGTGACTATTACCCTAATTTGAAAAATTTGGTGGCTATAGAAAAACTGACGAAAGGCGTTGTGTTGCCAGAGTCTTTTTTTGTGGAAGAGGAAAACGAAAAGGGGGCAGCGTGACAGCAGTGGCAAAAGACAAAGTGGTGGTGTTAGCAAAACGGAATTTTGCGGGATGGGATGGGGGTGAAGATTTAAAAAATATTCAAGCGCATCAAGTGATGCCCATCTTATGGGCGCTCAAGCGAAAGTATTCGACAGACGCGCATTTTGCTCCGTACTTCGTACGCCAGCTTGGCGGGCAGGTTCCAACGTGCGTCCCACGGCTCAATAAACCCGCGCTGCAAACGCTGAGAAAAAGCGGTGCAGATGTGTTTTTTGGCGTCGTGAGCGTAGACGTGGACGACGAGATCGCGCACGCAAACAAGACGCCAGCGCGCCAACAGTGGCGCGATGAACAAGACGACATTTATGGCAATTTGCCACACATATTTTTGGACGGTATGGCACGCTACGATACACGCGGAGGCTACCGTCTTTTGTGGACGCTGCCAAAACCGCTCACGGTTGAGCAGTACGTTGCTTTCGGGGCCGCGTTACGCGAGGAGCTGCGATGGTACGGGGTTGAGTGTGATGAGAATTGCGCGGAGTGGAACCGCCTCTACCGCTTGCCGTTTGTTGTGCGTGATGGCGTAAAACAAAATCTTGATTTTGATTTTGACGGCTTGGGGCCGCTTCGATGGGTGCCGGAGGGTGGCATAGTTGAAGCTGCGCCGAAGGTTGTTAGCGACGCACCACCCGCGCCCGCGTCCCTTTCCCGTGCAGATGAAACGCGGCTTGTGGCGGCTTTACAGCGCATTCCATCCGATACAAACGAAACGTGGGAGCCCGTGTGCCGTGCTCTCCACCATCAGTATGAGGGGAGCGAACGCGGCTGGCAGATTTTGGACGCTTGGTCACAGCGTAGCGAAAACTACGACGAAGAGACAAACCGTAGGCGGTGGGATTCTTTTGCGGTAGGCCACGCCGAGCCCACAACCATCGGCACGATTTTCTTTTTAGCGCAAAAACACGCGCCAAGAGTTGTTGACGAGGATAGGGGCGTTCGGATCGAGAACACAGAGGAGTTCCGTTTTCGCCTGGGGAGCGAGGTTGAGATAGCAAAGAACGCGATGGGCGAGATTGAAAAAGAAGCGGGTGCGAACATCGTAGCAGACAGAACCAAGCTGTGGCGTTACGCGGAGCCCCTGGGCGTCTGGAAAGAGCTTGAGAAGCACACTGTTGATCGCATCGTGCATAGCTTTGACGGAGAAGATATTTATCAAGGGTTGAAACAAAACGGTGAACCGAAAATTTCCAAGCTCAAAATTAGTAACAACATATGCACAGGTGTTGCAAAGATCATCACATCGCAAAAAGCCGTGCCTGATTTTTTTGACGGCGCGGAAGATGGGATCGTGTTTCGAGATCAGTTTGTGCGTGTCACGAAAGATGGTGTGTCCCTCGAACCCGTGAGCCCCGAACACAGACAAACCGATTATCTCAGTTTTTCTTTTGTCCCTGGGGCGCGTCCGGCGCGGTTTTTAAAGATGCTGCGCGAGTGCTGGGAGGACGAAGAAGACGTAGAAGATCGCATACAGCTTTTACGTGAATGGGTGGGTGCTGCTTTGTGCAACAAGGCAACACAGTTTCAGCAGGGGTTAATCCTCTACGGTGATGGGAAGAACGGGAAAAGCACGGTGCAAGATATTGTGACAGCCTTGTTTCCAAGAGAAACCTTGACGGCGATTGCTCCGCAGGAGATGCAGCAGGAGTATAGGCGTGCGCTTTTGAGCAGATCGCGTTTGAATTGCGTTTCAGAGCTTCCCGAAGCCGATATTTTAGCGGCTGAGTCCATCAAAGCCGTGATAGATGGATCGGTCATTTCTGGGCGCTGGATCCGCGAAGCTGTTTTTTCGTTTCGCGCAAAAGCTGCGCACCTTTTTTCCGCAAACTCGCTTCCAGGTGTCACCGATCACAGTTTGGGCTTTTGGCGTCGATGGATCGTTTTGCGTTTTGATCGCGTTTTTAAAGATCATGAAATAGATCGAAACTTAGCTAAAGACATTGTTGCAAACGAACTGCAAGATATCGCATCTTGGGTGGTGGAGGGTGCCGCTAATGTTTTGCAGCGGGGCGGTTACACTGCGCCGAAAAGTGCTCAAGGTGCGCTTGAGGAATGGCGGCATCAAGCCGATCAAGTATCTGCGTTTGTCGATCAACGTTGCGAGATGGAGGGACAGGAGCAAGCCACAAAACTGTACAACGCCTATTGCCACTGGGCGATCCAAATGGGGCACCGCAAAATGTCGTCACCCAAATTTCTGAAACGGCTTTTGAGGCTGGGCGTCGAGAAGAAAAGAACGAAGAATGGAACGCTGTATGGTTTGTCGATAAAAAAGAACATTGCACTTGTCATCTAGCTTGCAAAAGTGTGCTGAGATGCGCTAAATTGCGATCTGGAGGTGTCATGGATAAAGACCAGTTTCACGATTTTTTGGGCGCACACGAAAAAAATTTGGGTGCGGATTTTGTTAACAGATGGAAAGCGTTTTTCAACACCCTTCAAACTGCTAACAGGCTTTTCAAAAGTTGCTTTGATTCGACGGGGCCTGGAAACCCAGGCGAGATGCAAGGAACGCTTTTGCTTGCGAAGATGCAGCAGGAGATGGAGCTTGCGCGTGAGCGCGTGGACATTCAGCGGGAAAAGATCTTGGAGGTTGACGGTGAGTGATTTACACAATTTAACAAAAGCACTCGGAATAGATCGCGTTGCCGAAATTTTGGGGATATCCGACAGGAGCTTGATCGACATGAGATCGGGACGAACGCCGATCACTGTTGACGATCTGTACGAGCTAGAAAAGAGCTTCCCAAATTTCGACTTGGAGGGAACCGTTCGCCGTATCGGGGCCGTGAGGGAATCCAAAGGAGTAAACAGAAGAAGCAGAGAACGAAGAAAACCAACGGAGGAACAAAATGAGTTCAACGAATAGGGGCGCGGTTCGCGCTCCACACGATTTTTACCGCACGCCGAAATGGTGTGTTGATTCGGTGTACAAATATTTAGATTTACCCAAGCCAACTTTAGATCCATGTTGTGGCGATGGCGCTTTGCTCGGTGTTGCAGGAAGCCACACAAGAGGGATTGAAATTCAAAAACACTTAGCTCTTGACGCGATGCAGAGGGGCTACAATGTGCGGATTGAAAACGCGCTGGAACGAAGCTGGGAGAATGAGCACATCGTGATGAATCCACCGTTCAAAGACGCTATGACCTGGGTTGAAAAGTCCGTCACAGAAGCGTTGAGCACCCTTGTGCTCTTACGCCTCGGCTTTCTCGCAAGCAAAAAAAGAAAGCCCTTCTTTGATCGTTACGTTCCTCAATACATGGCGGTGCTATCAAAGCGCCCGTCTTTTACGGCCAAAGGCACAGATAGTGCAGACTATTGCTGGCTCTTTTGGGATCGCAAACTGATAAATCTAAAACGTGACACCCAAATTGTTTGGATCGGCTAAGACGTAACGAAAACCCGTTCACCTGCCGCTGGGGCCGGGGTGGCTTTGACGGTTTGTTGGGTATCGAAAAGAACCAACAACACATCCCCGCCGTCTAAAAGTTGTTTCACGTATGCGGCTTGTGCATCGCTGTCCACCGTGTCGAAAAAAGCGCCTGTTGTTCCCACTGTCATTTTTTAATCTCCTATCATAATCCCGAAACCGTAAACGTGATTGTTGTGCCAGCCACTGTCACATTGCCACTTGTTTCTGCTGTCAATGTCGCGGAATAATCATCGTTCGCGGTGATCGGAATTGTCACGTCTGGCTCTGAAGCCGTTGTGTTGTTTGCGGTAAATTTTACGCCCGTATTTGGAACGTCAGATACATCGAGATCCCACGTTGCATAATCGGATCCAATGTTGATCACTGTCGCTAAATTTACGGACGTTGCTGCCACAACATCAGTATTCACCGTAGCGGTAAGCACTCCACCAACCGCAATTGTCGCTCCAGGTGGCACAAGCCCAGAAGCGATCCCGTCAATACTTGACCATGTTTTTGTTGTTGTGACGGAAAACGCTGCCGCTGTACCTCCACCACCACTGTTAGGAATTGTCACAATCTCGTATTGATCAACTGGAGGAGTAGCTGTGCTTTTCCCGATGATTAATATTTCAGTATCTGCTGACGGAGAAGCTCCGATGCCCCAAGCGGTGCCAACGCTTGTGTCGCCCGACAAAGTGATTTTGTTATCGCCACCAACTGTGATCGGACCATCAAACAACGTACCTTTAGCATTTGCGGGAGTTGTAGGTGCTGTCGGCCTTAAACCGATGGACGTAGCAGGACCGCCGTTGTGGAAGTTCATCACAACATCTGAATAAAGAGTCGTTTGACTTCCTGTTTTTGCGACTCCTGAATTGTCGTCGGCGGCAATGATGAATGGATCTGAAACCCGGTAGCCTGCTTGTTGTTCGAGCGGCAACCCTGTCGCTGCATCTGTCCATTCGATGGCATAAATGGCGTCCCATAAAACTTGATTACCTGTGACGTTTGCCCCGCTTGCTTGGAACGTGTATCCGCTGGGCCAAGTCCCTGCTGACCATGTGCCGTTCGCATACCAGTCCAAGGCATCGGCATGATCGGAAATAAAATAGCCACCCGTGTAATTGAATTTCCAGTGTCTTGCATAATTGAGCCCCGTCCACCCCAACTGGTTATAGCTTGGAAAGATGGTCTCTGACTTGAAGACATCACCCGCTGAATAATTAACACCTTTGAACGTAAGCGCAGATCCTAACTTGCCGTATACCGTCAACTTGAAATTTGAATCGGTGGTGTAACTACTGTACGAGAAGTAAGCAGGAAAAAGGTGGACAACGAGCCCACGGTTGTTAGGCTGTCCAGGTGAGGCCCAGTGATCTGTGTATCGTGAGCCATACCCGCTTTGTGTGTATGTGCCGTTGACTGTTGCGCGAGTTAGATTTGTCCCATAAATCGTGGTCAGCGCATAGCTCGATATTTCAACTATATTTTGTTGCGTAACGACTGTTGGACTTTGCCACACTTTCACATCGTCTAAGTATCCCCTGTCCGTTCCGAGGCTCAAAAGATTGTCTTTCGTGTATACCCACCTGAAATGATATGCACCCGGCTGTTGCACAACGTATTGCACTTTGTGGAAAGGCGCTTCTTTATCTACAAATCCAGAAATTTGCAAAACAGTATGGCTCACGCTGTCAGGATCGACGACAACAAAAGAAAGAAAATCCTTTTCTTCTTCTGAAGAAGTGGCCCACTGGAAAGAGATCACATCATTTGTGGCAAGCGTCCCAGCGTTATAATCAAGCCACGATGTTTGATTGCTTCCCACATCCCCACTTCCAAGCGCGGCTGTGGGCGAGGCGTAGCCTATGGTTCCGTCACTTTCCACGCCTGTCGCAAGCCAGTCTGCATCGCCTCCGGTTGTAAAAGTATTCGGCGGCGCATCGAGGGGCGACAAAGCACCAAAGTCCTCATCAAAGAGCCCGGTATATGTGGATGAATCAAAAGAAGTCGCTTGATCCATCAAAACGGTAAACAAAAAAGATCCACTCTGCGGTGCATCGGGCGGGTTGATCGCTACGATTTGAATATACGCGCCGCCTTCTTCAATCTCAACATGACACTGCCTTTGACCTGTGCCTTTTTGCCCCAATTGGATCGTGTTTGCCGTGGCAAAACTACCGTTAGCTTGATTATAGGAGTAGCTACAGGAGAGGCCCGATGGCGGGTAACGCTCCGATGATAAAATAACACCGTCCGCGTCCGCGTCTACCCCGCCGAGCGGCAAAATACGAACGTGGGTCACATCGCCCGTTATTGCTACGCTCCCCGAAGTCAGAAATGGATCTTCGACGTAGATCTCAAATCCGCGCAAGATGCCTTGCGGCACATGCACTTGCGCTACAACAATCGGGACGCCCGTGCTTTCGCTTTCGCCCCCCCAGCCGCCAGCCGCAAGCTTGTAATAGCTGACATACGGTGTTGTGGCTGTCCTAATGTTTGCGACACGTAGATCTACCTCGTCAAATCGGCTTGATATGTCAACACCGTCGATGGTGACGCCAGCACCTAGCTCGCCTGTGTTCGTAATTTTCTCACCCTTGCCGGGTCTAATAGTGGCCATGATTATGCTCCTTCGTTTTGTGCTTCGCGTTGCTTTTTGCGCCGGAAAAGCAATTCTCCAACAAGTGATTTTGCTGTTTTCTCTGTGAGTGTCAAACCAATTTCCTGCTTGCCGCCGCGATAGGCCAGATTAAGTGCTAATGTTTCAAGTTCATCTTGCGACAAATAATCAATCTTGCCTTTCATAATTTCTGCCTTGGTGCAGCTCAGTTGTGATCGTAAATCTTCGTACGAATCACGAAGATCGCTCAACACAATTTCAATCGTTGTTTCGCATTCCAGGCACGCGCAGCATCTTCTGTTTCGTAAACGAAAATCAGAAGTCCACCAGCCGAAAATTCTTTCACCGGCTCTTATGAGCCAATCTTCTCGTCCTGTGCTGTCGTCTCGGCTGTCAATGACTTTCGTGTCACCGCCGCACTTGACGCACTTCACCGCTGCCCCCCATCGTTTACCGCATATGTGATCGCAATGGTGCTCACTGCGCCCATCACAAAACCAATGCCCACCCACAATTTCGGGCTCTCCCACCACGGTTGCACTTCGTGTTTGTCGATGATCACATCCAGCAACCTAGCTTGCTCTGCTGCAAAGCCCTGCTGGATCTCCAGCTCCATGTGTAGCGCCTTAATTTTCAAATTCAGCTTTTCTTTTGTGTACAGCAACTCACTTTCGAGCCTGGGGATCTCCACCTCTTTGAGCTTCGTTGCCTCAAGCGCCCACGCTGGAGGGAATAACACGCCTTCAGCGCAAGGAACTAAATCATTCAAACGTAGCGTCAAAGCCTTTGTGCAGTCAAAAGGCTTTGGGGCAGAAAGCAACACAAGCAAAAAGAGAATGTTCATTCGCCATCCCCAAAAGAATCATTCACCGCATCCGTTATCGCTTCGGCGTCACCGGATAGACTATCCAGCTCCTCGCCCTTTTTTAAGATCTCCGCTTTTCGAGTCTTGTGCCTCTCTTCGGCTTCAAAAAGTTTTTCTGCCAAGTCTTTTTTTACTTTCGCAAGATGTCTTGTTTTTTGAACTAGGTTTTTTCTCTGTGCGCGCTCCACGTCGCTTTTTATTTTTGCTTTTTTGTAGCGTCTTTGTGCGCTTTTCAAAACCAAAAAAGTAAACGCCCAGCTAATCACCGCCCAAACCCAAAAAGGAGCAGATTTTATTTTCTCCCAAAGTTTTTGGATCATCATGTTTGCAGTGGCCCAAATCATGATTGCCCCAAAGCCTTGATTCGTCTCTTTAGGACCCCCACAACAATCGTACACAAAGCCCCCGCCCCTATGCCTATGGCAGTTCCCCACGGCCAACCATCGCCAGCACCCCCAAGAGTTCCATAAAGAAACGTTCCAGCGGTGCCGCCCAACGCAAGCGCCGAAAAACGCAAAGCCGACGCCCAAAACCAAGGTGTCTTTTTCTTTGTTTTCTCTTTCCATCCCTTTAGCAGCAGTTTAACCGCCTCCAAAGCGCCCCAAACCACAACGGCAACAAGAACCCCCAGGGTTCCTATCGTGGTGGTGTCTGGCAAGGGGCTTTTCACCTTCGGTGGTGCCGTAGTTATCGACGTGTGACCATTTGAGCTTTGCTCCATAGTCAAATCGCGCTCAGTGTTCACCACAATCGTTTTTGTAGTTTTGCCATCTTTTGTGTCTATCGTTTTCCTAAAATCCGTCATGTTCAATCCTCTATTCGGATTTCAATTTTAGCGGTGCGCTCTCGCAACGAGTTAATCTCTGACCAAATTTGCACCCGCCCTTCTCTTGATTCTTTAATGGACACCTTTAATTCATTTAAGTCTTTGTCAATGGTTCGCATCCTCTCATCCATGAGATGCGTGTGACTTTGAAAAAGAGATCGTAAACGCTCAAGCCTCTGACTCAGTACCCAAGCGGCTGTGCCGACAGTGATGAACAAACCAATGAGCTGGAAAATTATGTTGGTGGTGTCTAAACTCATGAATCGTCCTCCCCTTCAAACAAGCAAAAATTTCTGATCAAGGTTTCGAGGTGAACACCAGCCGCGAGGATTGGATCGAAGTATTTCCCAAAACCCGCAAGCCCTTCATCGTCCAACCAGTATATGGGGTGGGGGCCATCGCCAAGCGGATCGCCAGCCTCCACCAGCGGCTCCCCTAACCCCTCGGTTACAGTCCCTTCGTTCTGCGCTCCAAAGAGATCTAAAATTTGCCCGTCATATGGCTGGTTGATAGATGCTGTGGGCGGGAAAGAGCCAGCCGGATTGTACCTTGTTTCACCGTTTGCAGGATCTAGCAAATAACTGGGTGGCACATAAAAAGCATCGGCATCCAAAAGCACTTCTATGTAGCAAGGTTTTCCAAGTGTCGATCTGAAAACATCGTGTGTGCTAGGAACGAAAAACGAAGTCCATTGAGCAGACAAAGAGTTTGTCTCTTCTTCGCCGTAAACCCCAGGTGAAGGCTCGTTCATAACAAACGGCAAAAGCTCAAGAGTGCAAACGGGCTCATCCCCAGTTGCAAGGGAGTTTTGAGCCTCTCCCCAAAGTGGATCGCTCATGTCCTCAATCTCCCAATAGGACGTTGGTATAGGAGCAAATTGCAACACGTTATAGCTTCCCGCCGAAGTGCTTTGGGGAGGCCCCACGGTGTATAGGATTTTGGAAACGTGCTTTTGGCTTCCGTCTGCTCTTTTCAGCGTGTAACGCAATCTAACAAAGCGCCCGATCCAGTTGCAATCCAAAACATCGCCGCTTTTTTTGATGAACATATGCGGCTGGGAAAAGTCGGTTGCTGGCAACAAAGACATTGAGCTGTAGAATGGGTGTAGATGCTCACCTGTAACGATTCCAGTTATGGACTTAGCCGCTGGCGAAGCCCTAAAAGCAAGCTCTAGCATGGCCCAAGTGCAGCCAAGTGTTCCTCTATATCCGTAGGCAACGCAACGCAACGCTTGCCGCCACACATCTCTTTTTATGCTCGACGGTCTTCGAAAACCGAAAAATTCTGTAAGCTCGTCAAACGCCCATCCCTCAGCTTTTGTGATGAGCGTGTCACGCAATGCAATTTCAGATTGTGACAAAGGGTTGAGCATTACAAAATCCCGTTGGTTCCGTCGCCCTCTTTTGTGGCAGTCAAAAAATCAAAAGAGCGAGGCGTTAAAATATTTTTTTGGTTGAGTGTCACGATCTGGTGAGCTGGTTGCACATGGTTAGGCTTATCGCTTGGTGTAACATCCCTGAAACTTGCGTGCGTTTTCGACTTGTAAACATATTCAATGTTCCCGATGAAAACAGATCCTTTATCGGGAAAGCCTAACGTGCTTTCTACAAAAATGTGAGTGTCATCAGGTGACACATCTTGCATCAATATAGTTTCTGGTCTTCCGGTGAACTCTTGAATAAGTTGACCAGCGGCCCTTGAAATAGCTTTAAACATACCGTGCCGCCATTCGTTGCCAAGTGCAACGTCTACGGTTGGTGACGTAAAGGAAAAGCTGGCCGACGTTCGATAATAAGAAGTCACGCCGCTCATCGTAGACTCTAGCACACCGCCTATGAAGCCTTGATCGGTGACATCACAAACAACCGTGCAATTCCTCTGAGGTATAAGTGGTGGGTTAAACCACACCTTCACGGTTTGATTGGTCAATGCTTTGGTTGCGTAAATTTGCGAAGCTGTGGGATCTTTTGACGTGTAATAAAACGTGTTGCTTGACGACGGCGTTGTGGTGACGCTTGAGTCAGTGTTGTACACGTCCCAATGCTGGGCAGAAATTTTATCGAAGTCTGTTATGGCTTGGGCAAAAGTTACCACCGCTTCCGTTGTGTCGCTTATTGCAACACTGGAAAAACCGTCTGCGTGATTGTTGCCGAGAATCCCTTCGTAAGTTGCCCCCATGTTTAACCGCTCTCCGTTTCCGAATCGTAGCCAAGCATTTCCTCAAATCTGAGTGTCCTTTGTCCGGCTTCAAATATGAGTGGCCACCTGTTTCTGATAGCGTAAACCTCTTGCGATCTGTTTCGCCAAACAACCCTAAAAATATTTTCTATTTTTATCTTTTCTGGATTGCCTGGATTGTGCAATTCGAGATCGTAAATTCCAGGCGGTAAAGATGGGATCACAAAACGCAACTGTGTTCCCGCCGTTGGCATGGTAACGCCCGCCACTGTTGACTTTACGACATTTGTGTAAACGTTATCCAAGAGCCCAGGAACGGGGCTGTTGCAATAGAGCAAAGAGTCTGTGGCTTGCGGAAAAACTTGATCGGTTTCGCTGTGGATGCACTTGACTTTCCACGGGCCAATCTCTGGCCAATCGGCAATGAGCAAAGCAATGCTCCCGCCATCGTCGGGGATCAAAGTTGTCCCGAACCAAGAAATGTGATCCGATTTTAACGGTGAAGGCTCCCCGAAGCCCCATTCTTCTGAATCTCCAGCCCATGCGGTTGGTTCTGGATCTCCAAAACCCCAATCAAAATGATCGGCAAACACCGCAAGCTCATTACCCGAAGGGCCAAGCGAAGTGTCGGGGGTTGTCCCTGATGGAGATCCAAATCCAAACACGTATCAGCTCCAACCGCTCTGCGATGAGTCAAACGCAAGCTCCGTTGACCTGCGCTTGTACTGCCAGAAATGGATATGCACATACGCCTCGCCTCCCGTTGTCAGTGAGCTTTGAAGCGTTGCCCCAGTGTTCAGAATGTGCGGTGCTGGGGCTGTGGGGTGGAGATCCATTTCTATCGCGCCCTGTCTCGCAAGTATGACAATGAGCGGCCAAACAATGGTTCCACCGGAAACCGTTTGCGTGTACGGATTCGCAATTATCGTTTGCCCCGATGACTGTAGAGCTGCGCCTTTGCCTGTAGATCTGCAAGTGTTAAAAGTAACAGTAAAAATACTGCCTGTGGACACGAGCTGAAGCGTCGCAGGGAATTTCATTTTCACAGCCATGCGATAGCCAGCCGGGAGCCGGAATCCCAGGTTATCGTTTTTCAGAATTGTTCCCGGTGTCGTTGCCGCTGTGGTAAAGCCAATCCCGCCAGAGCTGGCCCAGCTATACATTGGGTGAGCACTGTTTATGGCTGTGGATATTGCTACATAATTTGCTGCAATATTTGCCTTCCCAGGCGGCAGAACGTAGATCTCAAAAGTTACCGCGTCCGATGTCGAAATTGCACCGAGGTTAGCGCTTGCGTGCTGGTACTCAACTTCCCACCCCTCTATGATCATGTCTTGGCGAAAAGGCCCACACGATGGCACCATCGTTGCGGCTGTCCATACTGATTGCCCACTATCTACTCCATAAGAAGCCGCGTCTTCGCCAAACATGATCCATGCTTCTTCGCTCGCTGTGTAGTTTTGACCATAGAGAACTCCGATCCCTCTAACAGCATCTACGCCTGGATAGGCAAGCTGTGTTCCGAGCGTTTGGCCGCCGAGCTGTGGGAACGGGTCTGATGCAAGTTCGGTGTCTACTCTTTGTCCGCGAAGCAAATTCGATCCAAAAGATCGTGATGAAAGTTTACGCCCAAGTGCGGGGTAGGGTGGTGTCCACGCTGTGGTGCTGTGTCCTAGCCCCGGTGAGGCAATGTTGAGATCCATAACCAACGGTTCAAAAGTTGCTGGTGTGTTGCTTTGTGCATCATCAGAAAGGAAAGGCGTTTTCACTTCTATAAATGCGTCTTTGATTATGATCGGACCTTCGTCGTAATAAGTTGCATCGGGCCAGGGCAAGCGCATCGTAATCATATTTTGTAAGCTAAGCCCCGCTATAACATTGGGGTTCCCCGCATCACGCAGATCGTCTGCTGTAATCTTTGCCACAGCATAGCGCATCACCCCCGGCGATATGATTTCTTGGTGCAGCGGGATCGTTGTTTGGTTGTATTTTTGCTGCGCGCCCTGACTGCTTCTAAGCACAACACTTTGCACATCCAGATCGTCCCGCTCGTGCGTGGATAGTGCGCAAGAGCTTTCGTTGTAACGCACGTCACGGATCTTGTTCGTGCGTAAACTTCCCGAAGGCTCATAAGTGTGTGTTGTAATTTCCAACCGCCCAGCGTTCGGGGAAAATAAAAGAGTGCTTCCCGCGGGGGAAAAGATTATTTGTGCAGCATCTTGATCGTGACTGAGCGAAGCCACAAAAAGAGATTCTGTTCCACTTAGGCCCGAAGCACTTTCTGTCCAAGCAACAAACTTCGCATCTTCCGCACTCGCACCCGTGGAAGAAGCCCCTTGAAGTGCATTGTCCGGTAAGCTGGCGACAAGCGTATCACCGTAAGAATCCGTAGCCGCAACCAACGCATCCAAAAACTTTTGCATGATTGTTGCGTCCGTGTCGCTTGTCGTGAGGTTCGCACTTACCGTCACGCTTTGCATCGCAGCGTTTCCGCTCGTATCCGTTTGACGGTATTTCAAAATTATCCCAACAGTTGCCGGAAGAGCCGCAGCCGCAATGCTTTGAGAAACCTCCAAAATGTTGATAGTGTGCGCTGCCGCGTTCACCAACAAATAACTTTCACCTGCTTCTTCGTTGCTGCCCTCCGCTGCTGAAAAAGTGGGTGTCGTATAGTCTCTGTGGAACTCTGCAACTTCTCCAATTGGAACATTTGTGTTGTGGGGGATCCTCGTTCCTTGTGCATCTCGGAATGTTCCGGCCCCGTAAATGCCTTTGAGGATAGGGTGCGCCGTCCCGCTCAGTGTAAGAGAAGAAGTCTTTTGACCGCGTTTTTTCAGCGCGTCAATCAGCTTCGCATTACTCGCCGCGTATGCGTTTGCTACAGTCCATGCCATTTTAGATCACCCTTCTCAGAATCACGTTGACGGAAATTCCACTTGCCCGAAGCTCTTCGCTGGGCGCGGTCAACACACGAAAACACAAAAAGTCATTGCCGCCCGTGAGCTGCCCTATGGAGCTGGCGCTTGTGTTGTGACTTGCCCAATCATCCCAGTGCGGTGTGAACGGCACAACAGCCGCAGAAGATGTTTGCGTTGCAGACAAAGCCCGCATACCGAAAGGGCTGGTGCTAAGCTGCGTGCAAATCGTTGTAGATGTCACGCTTGCGTATGTGCCAACGGCCAAGTCAAAACTATAGATATCTGGTTTTGTGCCCGCGTGGTTGAAATGGACCCCATAGCTGATAACTTCCCAATCCTTCAGCGTCCCTGGCGGCATGTGCCACACAAACATGGGTGTCACAGCGTTTTGGTACATGGGGCCATTGTTGACAAACGGTGTCAAACCGTCCTTCTCATGATAAGTGTGGGTGGCGTGTGCCGACAAAAACGCTAGATCCTTCGTCATCATCGTCGGCGGGCTTGAGCTTCCTGCCTCGGCAAGCACCACCCCAGGGTTCGCGGAAGTTGCGAGATCGATATCTCCACCGTGGTGCTTGTGCAAAATAGAATGCGCTGTCCCATGACTGGCGTATGGTGTATTGGCACCGCTGGTGGCCGGATCGTCTGCATACCCGCCTTGTACAAGCGCGTGTAAATCCGGCCCCGTTGCGTGATCGTTGTCACCGTGATCTAAAATGTTGTGAGGGGCAACGGTGGCAGAGAAGTTTTCTATAGCGTCTGCCCAAGCGTAGATGTCGTTGAACCAATTTCTTTCCCCAGCCGCTGGCTTTTGTATTCGCTGGATCGCAGAAAGGACGCGGATCACAACGAACGCGGAGCTTGGGGCTTTTAGTGGATCGGCTTCGCTCGTGGCCCCGCTCGATGCATCCGTGGCAACAAGGAAAAGTCTGTAGTTTCCCCATATGTCCACATTTTGCAAAGTGGGGTTCTGTGCGGTTGAGCTTGCAAAGGTGGCTGTGCTGGATGCTGGCTTTGCCATCAAGTACCACTGGTAAGTGTATGTTGCGCCAGGGGTTGCACTGTCGTACCCGACGCCATAAACAGATCTCGACGTTGGCAAAGAAACACCGGAGGCATTGAGATCGATTGTCACATCTTCCGCTGGAACACTTAACGGGTTAGCGTTTCCCGATGCATAAGCGATAATGGCCATTACAAGATCACCCTTTCTGCAAGCACTGTGATGTAATAATCATGCCGCGTGTCTTCCTCGGTCCAGGCTTTGCCAAAGTCCACGGAAAAGTTGCCGACCTCTGTAGTGGCTCCACCGTCAGATTCGAGGTTTGCGGTAACATCAGTCACAACCTCAAGATCCACGGGATCGTCTATATTATCACCTGTTACATTTATACTAACACTTAGATTTTGCGATCCCGTTACCTCATTTAAAACCGACATTGAGCTTTGCGCCGTGTAAACCGCAAACTGGGTGTCCGTTAGTGGGGCAACATACGCAACGGGCATTTTATGCGAAGCATTGACGATCCCATTTGTTGTAGAAAACGGGTTTTGTGTAATCTGGACAGACAAGATTTTGTACCCATTTCTAATTTTCCAAGTGTAGTATGATCCCACGTCCTCGCTGTTGCCTTGTGCAACAAAGGTTAATCCGAAGCCGTCAAAAGTTGGGTTGGTCGTTCCTGCCGTCGTTGAGAGTTTGCCAGCCGCCGCGACAAAGCACCCTTTCAACGAGTCGGTTCCTCCTATCTCTCGCCGCACATGGCGCACAGTTTCAAGGTGCTGCTCATCGGTTCGCTTTGTCAAAGCTGCGATGCTTCCCCGAAGCTGCAAAAGCCCGCCCGTGTCTGTGGGGAGAGCGTACCAAGGCCGCCCCTCGCTCCTCGTGCCCATCAGATCTACATTATTGACGCCTTCATCACCGCCCTCGTTACCAAAAGCGTTCGGCCCTTCAACCTCCGTCTGGCTATCCAAAATCATTGAAATTTGACGGCGCATAAGGTGCATGACTTGGGGAATGCCAAGCCTCCACAATGCGTATGAGTCAACATTCAAGCCTTCGTCGCCAAGGCTCACCCAGCCTTTTTCCGCAAGCTCACCGTAAACGTGACTCTCGTTGTCCGGCAAATTGTTCGCCGCATCAAGCTCGGAAGAGCCGCCTTTGTTTTGATCCCATAGTCGATAAAAAGATCCTGGGTAGGGGTATCGGGCTTTTGAAGTCGTGCTGCCTACGTGTGTAGGCTGGTTTCCAGCGCCATCGCCGCCAACAAAATCCATATTTGGGGGCGCGGTGGCTTGTGAGATCCAATCCCCCCGCGCAATGTTTGAAAGCACGGCCCCATTATTTGCAAAAGGGGCACTCTCGGTTTCTGCAACTCCCGTGGCGGTTGAGCCTGGGCCATGCGGTTTGGGCTTTGCAAGAAACATAGACGCTTCGGGGCTTGTTCCTGACTCGCTGGAGAATTTTGCAACACCCTGCCCCGTTGGTGTGGTTGTGTCGGTCTGCGTCCCGTCGCCAACGTCGCCGTTTAAAAAGTGATTGTCCCAAACATAGATCGGGTTCAAAACAAAACTGGTGGGAACCTTGGCCCCAGCCGCTCCAGTTTCCGATCCGCTGCTGGCGTAGATCCAAGAAACAATTCGGCCAATAGGCACCCACTGCAAGTCACCCGTGGTAGGCTTTGTGCTCTTAAATTTAAAACGAGATCTAACACGGTTCCTTGTCATCATTGTGATGGGTTTTTCAACCCCGTCGGCAACGCTCCATTCTCTCCTTGCGTCTTGATCGGTGTCCTGAAAATATGGCTGCGCCCACAAAATAGGCATGGACAACTTGCCGTTTGCTACAGCCCCGCCATGAACACTCTCGGTCCCATAAAGTGCTGCTGGATCGCTGTTGCTTGTTGCCACATCAACCCACTCGGAATAGGCAGAGTTCCAATTCACCCCCTCATCGGATTCGCCCTCATCGTTTGGATTGAAGGAAACAACTTTGCCGAAATATCGCTTGGGAACGCTCACCGTGGTGTTGTTTGTTTGTCTTCGAAGCTGCTCCTCAAGCTGCGGTTCGCACCAGTAATATTGAAAAGACTTCAAAAAAACCGTGGTGTCAGGGTTCGTGCTGTCGTGCGCAAACTCAATGCTGGTAAGCGCGCCCGCACTATTCCCCATTATGCCACCGATGCATTCCCCCACATACTGGTAGACCATGCTTTGCAAGGAGTTCGCGTCAACTAGATCTAACCTTTCATGCGCTTGAAATCTTACTTTATCCATTTTTATTCATCCTCTGCCGCTGGGACTATGGTGATGTTACTTTCCGTCATGCGCCAAGCTGTGAAGTGATCTGTAGCTGGATCGTCTGCTTTTAGGTAACCGGATTCGGGCTCATAAATGTTTACTGACACCAGTTTTGGGTTATTCATCAACCTATCAATAAGTTGTGAAACAAAGAAAGTGTCTCCAGGCCCTAAGCCCTGAAAGAATGAGACAGTCTCATTGATAACGTCTTCGGAAACATTTGAAAGCGCAATGTGCGACTTTGGCAAAACATGGATGTCCAAAGACATATCTTCGCTTTTTGCTGGCCGAACCAGCACCCGCGTACCTGCCGCCCTCCACCCAGGTTGTTCAACTGGGTTGCTTGTGCTCCCTTCGACTACTCTTTGCAGATTCGCCACAAGCCCCGTATAAACCTCATACTTCAACGTGTCGTCGTCCGTGCTGCCAATTTGCCAAGTGTCTCCTGGCGTCAAAACACCTTTTGGAAAGTAAATCAAACCGCGTTCGTGTAATGACATATAGGTTTGGCCCAAGGCGTTATCGTGAACTTCGTAATTGACATTGCCGCCGCTGTCTGTAAATTTTATTTTCTTGATCGGCTCCGTTGCTGGGCTCTCATGAAACAAAATAGTTTGCCCGTGCGAAGGCACCACGCCCGTTGTAACGCGCCCTGCTTTTTTGTTGTCTTCCAGCCCAGAGCCATCGTCCACCACTAGCCAACTAATCCCCGGCGTTCCTGGCTTTTCATGACACCTAGAAAAAATTGCACGCGATCCGCTTGGATCTTCAAACTGCAACGCCATAAACTCCAGCGCCGAAGGTTGGCACCGCGCCAAGCTGGACAAGTATGCAATGATTCGATTTTTTAATTGCTCATCCGATTCGCGGTTGAACCCGTTCCGCAAAGCGCCCGTTGAGTCTTGATTGACAGTAGATCCGGCGGCTGGGGCACCGTTGTCCACAGACAAAACATCATCGGGCGCTGACACGATCCTTGTGATCGTTTCCTTGTCACAATTCCCTTCGGGGCCAGCCACCGTGCATTTTATATAGACTTGATCGACAATTTGCGTGCCTGGGACATTGTTTGCAACGTCCGGCGATCCGGCAAACAAAACATCATCCGTTGTGACGTATGTGATCGCTGGATTGTCTTCGCGCCCAAAAACAGATCCAGCGGGGAGCGTGAACGGATCTAGAAAATTCGTGCCGCTAGAAGCCGTTAGGTTCTTGCGCTGTACTGTCAACACCGCGCCTTGTGCAAACGTCTTCCCGTGCCGAGTGAGCCCAGCCAGAGGCATCTCAGAAGCACGCTCATCCAACTCCGCGCCCGTTACGTTTTTCAGGAAAAAGCTATCTCGAATCCGCTTCAAACGAATTTCTGAGAGATTCAGTTCCTCGCCTATCGCGGCGAGAATTTGCAGCAAAGTGGAGCCCTCTGACAAATCCGTCAAATCGGTTCTGGCAATGACACGCGCTGCCATTGATTGTATCAAACTTCTCGAATCTCGCGGCACGTATGACATTTTTAAAACCTCTCGCGTGACATCTTACTCAAAATTCAGCTCTTCGTCCATGATTCTTTTTGCACCACTACAAAGCCGAAATAACTGAAATACTTGGCCCAATCAATGGGACAACTTCTAAAAATGCGGTCAACTCGTCACCCTCGTCAGTCAAACGCATGGTGTCAAGCTCCACGACTCTTGGATCTCGCATCAACTGCGAGTGCAGATGACTTGCTAAGTAGCCTAAGCTCTCAGCCGTCATTTTCTGCCCAATGAACGGCGGCAAGCCGTAGCTCTGCCAAAATGAGCACTCGCCTTGCTTCGTCAGCAGTCTGTGCCTAATAGCTTGCTCCAGATTTTCTTTGTCTCTGATCGTCCGCACGTCGCCCTCATCGCCCCCAACGATTGCAAGATCACCCGTTTTTGGATCCACATACAAATCTTTGCCAAAGCGATCTCTCTCCATGTTTTGCGTCGGAGACAACAAAGCCTGTTGCAAAAAGACACTCCTCACAGGTATGCGCAAAACATCGCCAGTGGTCAACGGGGTGCCGTCGCGCTTTTGGTATGGGCTTGGCATTTTATTCAGCTCACAAATAGCTATCCAATACCGCGAATCGCCCATCCAAATACGCGCTAATTCGCGCACAGTCTGACCTTCGGACACAACAACAGATCGGGCCTCTCGATCTAAATCAGCCGTGGGAAAACGCGGACTAGGCCCTGGCATGGCGTATTGGTTTGCAACACTTTTGCCTGGATCTTCACCGCTGTTTTTTGACGCAAGCGTTGGATCCTCGCCCGTGTTCGCAAGCGGCGGGCCGTACTCAACACCGCAACCCACAGCCCCAATCGTTCCCACAGCCGTTGTGGCTAAAACCTCTGCTTCGGAAACCATGTCCGTTACAGCGTTCAACTCTTGATCTGAAATAAAGGTTTCAAAAATTCCAGATAAATCATAGTTCGAGCTTCCAAAATCAGAAGATAGTTTTGCAATCGCGTTTCTGCCTGTCGCAAAAACATTTGCAGCATCCGTCAAAAACAATCGGGGAATATTTGCGATAGAGGAAAGCCCCTCCACCACTCCACGGAATTGCTCTGCCATTCCCTGCATCGCTTGCACGGGGCCTCGTATGCTGTTCAAAACGCCATAGATGCTTTCTGTTGCGTTCGTCACCATCCCGCCCGCATCATTGACACTGTTTATCAATTCAGAAACTTTGTCCGAGATGGCCGAGACATCGCCAAAGGCGTCAAGCATGGAAGGTGCCTTCGTTGGTGTGGCTGGAGCGTAGGCTTGCAAGTCAAGCTCCCAGTTGTACGAAAAGCGGTTCGTTTTAGCGTCCCGCCCCATGCGCCAATTAGTAACTTCCACACGAACATGCAAATGTTCCGAAAAGCTGCGAAGCACAAGATAAGCCGACTCCCCACGGTTTCTGTAATTCAACGGGTTGGTAAAATAGTCACTTCTTTTAACTGCGCGAGATTGGAAAAAATTCAAAAAGGCATCTAGTTCGCGCAAAAGCTCCGGCCCTGGCCTGAAAACGCTTGAGCCCTTCCTGTTGTGAGCGTTGCGCCGCGCAAGCCCACTGACGCCGCGCAACTTGATCGATAAATTTCTGTGTGTCGAGTGCTCTCTATTGGGCTGCACGCCTAGCGTGTAGGTTGTTCGCGTGTGCGTGGGGCGTACAATCTCGATGGCTTCTGGATGGATCGGTAAAATTATCGATCTCTCCAGGGTAGCCACATCGCTATCCCCGCTTGCTGACCACACCTCCAAAACATAATCGCTTTTCGGACCAAAAAAATCAGTTAGAAACCCTTTTCCTAGATCGACAAAAGCATAATCGGTGGCCTCTTCTTTCCCTGGCGCATAAAGATGATACCCTTTTGTGGCGGCTAGATCGTCCCATACGCTCATGGCTCTTCTCCTTCCTGATCAAAAACGCTGGTTGATGAAATGCGAAGACACCCAGCCTTTAGTTTTTCTTTATCGCCATCTGGGGTGGCTGAGCTTTTTGCGAAACCAAAAGGCACGTTTTCGGGATCTGCCACAGTGGCTACCGCGTTTGCGTCCGTGTACGGCATAATGAGGGGCAGGCCGGACTCTAAGATGGACGAAGCGTTTTCTAAAGCCGATGCGTCGTCCACAATATCCGAGATCACATCACTCAAAGCCTCCTCGTCCGGCGTTTCTTCTGATAGAATATCCGACAAAGCTGGTGGTATGGCTGCGCCCGTAGGCATTAACGGGGTGCTCTTGTTACCTGGGGCGCTACAAATAACAGTAGCAGTAGAGAGCTGTGTACTGAGCTTTGTCAGCCCCTCGGCAACGGTCAGCACATGCTTTTCCACATCGTCTATTTTGCGTGCAAGCGTGTCCATTCTTTCGTGTATTGCTTTTACGTGATTCAGCAAAACATTTCCCAGCAAAACAAACTCATTGGCCGCCCCGTCTTGACTCACGCGCACGAACGCCTTTTTGTCGAGCTGGAAACGGATCGGTTTTTTCGTGGCTTTTGCATCTAGCAACCACGTTCCGGTTTTCGCAAAAACCATCCTTAGCTTTTTGTGCTTTATTGTTCGATCTTCAAAATTTTGAATGTCTCCATAGTCCACAGAATCCCCATTGTCCTGCTCTTCTACAGTTATACTCTCTTGCCTCTTCGCGCTGTAAATGGTTCCCAAAACAACGGGCTTGGGGTTTCTGCCGTCGCCAAAAGAGATCAACACATCCCCCGTGTCGTCGTATGTTTCTGTGTTGTGCGCATTTGAAACATTATGAACAGGTGGAGGGGAGTAATCGAAACTATCAACATCGCCGCCGCCCATGTCCATCATGCGACACCCAAAATATTGATTGCCGTAACCATCTGCAACATCACAAACGGGCAGACCGGACGTTTCGTCAATGTAGTGGTGCGTCACCTTTGCGGCACGCACCGCCCCTGGCTGTAAGTCTCTCCACCTCAAACTATTTCTCCACCCGTGTTGCCTGAAGGATTGAAGTCACCGAGAGATCCCCCAAAATCAATGGCTCCTGGCACAACAGAGCCATCCTGCAATTTGAACTCTTTTTCTTGCAAGGAAGTTGTCCCATCAAAAGGTTGCGGTTGCCGAAACGTGCCCAAGCCGTTCATGGAAAAATCAGACAAAACAAGTGACGTGTTTTTTATGACTGTCCCATCATCCATAACCTCGATTTCATGCGTTACGCTTTCGATATATCCTGTCCACCCGTTTTTACCCTTGTGCTTGGAAGCGTCCTCTTTTCTTTTGTGCGTTTGCGTTTCATAGAGCGGTTTTTGATCGGGATTGATCCCCGTTGTCCAATGCCCCGCCTTTAACCACGGCTTGAAAAGCGTTTGCACGGTAGCTTTCCCAAACACAGACTCGCCGCTTGCGGTCGTCGCATAAATAAACTCGTTTAAGGCTTCGTGTCTTTTTCTGATTGTCTCAACATTTCGGCCCTCGCCGTTGGTGGGGAAAAATTGATAGCTGACAGTAGATAAGCGCATACCGTGGACACCTATGCTGTTGTTATCCACAATGGGCTGACATGCGATACCTATATCTTTACCCTCAACAGACGAACCATTTGAACTCATCGGCGTGTTTATGTGTGTCCCATTGATTCGATCTGCATCGTCAAAAGCATACCGCAAAGAATAGATTTCATCTGGATCGTGATGGTACGCCCACCAGTTGGGAGATGCACCGCCGTGCAAGTTTGGATAATGCGCGATCAACTCCGTTGCCTGATTTGTTCCGATCTCTTCCGAAACTGGATTTTTAACCACAACTTTGAATACGTCTTCAGGTGATAGACCTGCAACATTTTTTGTCCGCAAAGACATTTTTAGGTTTCGAAAATCTATAGGCTTAAACATTTTAGGCTTCATCCGATACAACAAGATCGGCATAGCCCCGCCTAAAGCCGTGCAAAGCTCGGCTTGTGTTTTTTGCAAACTGTGGAAAGGTTGCGAATCAACTTTATGCGTTGCGTTTTCGGGCTCACCATCAAACGGCGCTGGGGTTTGTCCGGCCAACCCTGTTGGGTTTTGGACACTGAGACCCCACTCATTTGCAGACAACCATTCTCCAGCTCGGAACCAGGGCGAATTATCAGACATAGGCAACGACCATTCAGCCGCATTCGTGACGCCTATCATGGTGCTATCGTCCGTCATAGTTTCATCGGGACGCTTGAAAACTCTCGCGGGGCTTCCTCTAGCGTCATCAAACATAACGGGCCACTCTAGGCTTGGGAAGCATTCAATGATGTCGGGCGCGTTGAAAAAAGTCTCTTGCATGAATGACCAAAGCGTTCCGTGTGGCATTCTGCCACCCACAAAAGACATGCCATCACCGATCACTTTTCTCATTTGCGGCACGCGCATCGGGGCGTAAAGAAAACACGTTTCTTTATCGCCAACGAAAGCGATCTGATCTCGCATCGTATACGGCTTTGCGGTGGCTGTTGGTTTTTCTATCAAGTTAGATAAATCTGGAGGACCATCCACGTATGTTTTAGCGTCCACTCCGTATCGGTAAGAACGGTTCCCTGAAACATTTTCCACAAACCACGATCCGTCAAACTTCGTCAAAGTGTTCGGTAAATAGATCATGAAAAGAGTGTAGAACAGTTTTTCAAAAAGAGTTTTCGGGCCTTCTCTCATGCTTGTTATGTTGCGCCCAAACTCTCTGATGATGTGCGACCAAGAATTGTTTGAATAGGTAAACCCGTCACGTATGTATGCAGACATTGGCGTCAATAAAAATCGGCTTTTTGCACAAGCCATCGCCCAGCTTTCAAACTCTAAATACACAACGTGGGTGACTGTCCCGTTATCGTCCGCGTCAACAAGCCCATTGATTCTTGAACACCTGCCCCAGTGGACCGCTGACCAAACATCTTTTCCTTTTTTGTCTTTGTTTGGAAGGTATAGGACGGCCCAAAAACCTGGATCTGGATTGCGCAAAAGAAAGCCATAATCGTTTGCGTTCTCGGCGTTATCGTTTAACGCACCTGGGATGACATTTTGCCCAAAACCTTCGGGAAATGTGAGTGTCATGTTCATTGTTTCGTAAGGCGCGTTGATCGAATGTGTCCAGCTCAATGCGTCAACAAAGCCCGTGACGTTCAACGGACGATCTATATTGCCATAACCATAATCGTTGTGCTTTGCGTCTGCCGTTGTCCACCCATGAAAAACGACTTGAGGCAAACCCGCTGCTGGTGAGGCTTCTCGATCAAGTCCTGGGATCATTGATATTTCCCTGGCATATGCCCTGGAGCCGATCCAGTTGGCACCCCTTGACCCGCAACAGGCGTTCCGTCTGCATTTCTGCTGGCTGGAGTTGGTGGAGCCTGTTTCCTCTTCGGTTTTGTTTCCAAAGCCTTTTTAATGCTAGTTAGCAACCGCTCTGTGTGTTGCGCAAATCCCATAAAAAACCTAGACGCTTTTGCAATATCCTCGAACATATCAGCCGTTGTTTTTGAGCCGCGTTCTTTTCTCAGCTTGCTTAACTCTGCCATTGCCCTAGCGTTTGAAATTTTGAATCTATCTGGGCTTGCACCTCCTCGGCTTCTGACAACATCTCTTTGACCGAGATCGCCCGCCAATCTCCGAGATTGATCTGCCGAGCTTCCCGATCCTAAAAACGCATAAGCCGCAGCATCGCCCCATTGTCCTTTGGTTATTTGTCGCACGCGCTCTGGATCGGCGCTTATCTCTTCAGCGAGGGCCACCGCCTCCAGATAGTCACCCGTTTGGCCAAACGCATGAGCCATCACAGCATCTTCGACCATCCCGCCGAAGGGCGCACGCATTTGCTGCACCGCGCCCGCGCCCGCGCCTGTTAAGCGTAGAGCTGAACGCACCGACTCCATGCCGCCCCTTGCGCCGCTGGTGGCAGAAAGGTTTGAAATGAACTGGTTGGTGGCTGTCGTGTCAAGGTACATGCCTTGTTCGGCCATCTGCGTTGTCGCAGAAGCGATGCGTGCAAGCGCCTCATCAATTTTTGCACCACGCAAATTATCGTGCATCATCGTTCCAATGAGCCCTTGAGCATCTGCCGCAGCCTTGCCTACGCCCCCCACAGCACCGCCGCCAGCCGTTCCCAACGATGCAAAACGTGCGATCATCTCTGGAGAGAGGCCGCTTGCCGCCGCTTGTGCAACAAAGCTTTGCATACCACGGTTCATCGCTCCCGCGCTGCCTATCGACCGAGCGACACCGGAAAAAAGCTGCGCCGATTCCCCAGCTCCAAAACCAAATCTAGCTCCGATCTCCGCAGATCCACCTTTCCCAAAACCAAAAGACGATCCCCCCGCCACTCTCATGATCTCACTTGGCCGCTCTAAATCTGCAAGCTGATTAGCAAC